GTTAAATCTAAACCATATCTTGTAGCAAACATAGAGTGGGAAAGTTTGTTTGCATTTACCTCAGAAAAGAACTCTGAGAAATAATTTATGGAATAGTGTTCCTCTTGTTTAATAATTTCTAACAACTGCTGGTCCGAATCCGCAACCGTTTTTGTTAGTTCAAGCATCTTTTGCATGTAAGATTTCATAAATGGCACATAAGCGTTAGCCCTAAAAGATAAAGCTATCTGCCTCACATGAAGAAGCAGAGCTCTTTTATCCTTAATAACAGACAACGTATGTCCTATTTTATCATAGAATCTCCCAGGTTTGGGCCCTAAAACGTACCCAATATCTGATGGATAGAACAACCCGGAGCAAAACTCAGCACAAGATAAATCATCGGTAAAAGTCATTTTATTGACTAATCCTAATTCTGACATCAATGAGGGGATTTTTTCAAGCAATAACCTATTGTCTTTGGAATCCTCTAAAACCATTATTATATCATCACCCATAACAATCATTGAACATTCTCTTAAACCTAATACAATCATGCAAAAAGCATGGGTTGCTAAATTTGTTAAAGAGTTTCCAACTGTTGTATTGGGATCACCTGATTTTCTAGTGTTCGGACAAGTGAAGCTGACCCCGGTTCTGGAACGACCCAGAGTCTTCTTTTGTTTCCTTACCATACTTATTACATCTTCAGGCATTCCTATTGTTTTGTAAAAATTACACTCAAAATCAATGAAATGCTCCCCATAAGATTGATCAAATTTTGAAAAATCATCAGTAACATATAAGGGATTTTTATAATTAGCCACTTGCGCTGTCATCCAACTACCAACTTGTAATGCATCCATGCCACATGCAAAAGCTAAACGGGTATCCTTAAAATATTCATGAATAACATGCGATATTGTATACATATAAGGACCCAAAATTCTTGCAAACCATGGCGTGGGCATTGAAATATTTCTAGGGGCTTTAAGCTGACTTTCAACGAGATGAGTTCGCACTAATAGCTCTCCTTTCGGAAAAATTTCATACTTTAGAACAGTCTCCTCTTTTGCCTCTATATATCTCTTTCTTTTGGCTTTTGGTAATCTAGATACCCATTTATCAAAAGGTTCTGGTAATGTCTCCTTCCAGTTCGAAAACAATTTAAAAAATTCATAATTACAGAATTCCAAAAATAAACCTGTTGTTTTCATATCAACTTTTGCTGGTAGAGGCAGAACCCTATGCAACAATGAATTAATAGTATTAGCTTGTGTTGATGCGTAGTATTGTGGAATAGCATCACTGGAAACGACTCCCACGAGCGTCGAACCTACTTTTTCCTGTACTCCTTTTTCCAGTACTGAGTGGTCAACTT